AATCTTTTTGGGCACTTCAATAAACTCGCCGGCTTCTGCGGCAAGTCCCATACATGCAGTAATCAACAACGGTACGTTAACGTCCGGATCATGTCTTTGTGTCACTTCATCAAAATTAGCATCGACTTCATCAAGACGATTCATGAATGTAGTCAAGTCATTGCTTGCTTGGCTTGTTACAGCCTCAACAAAATCTTTGTATTTGTTCAAATCGATATTCATACTAAATCCTTAAACATAGTTTTTCTTCCTTCTACACCTACAAGCATATCAAAGACCTCTCGGACACGCTGTAGCATTGCACAGTTAAACATTAATAGGTCACGCCTGTCATCACACATGCAAATTTGTTGATCTATGGGTGCTATCAATTCTGCCATTCTCTTGGGTATGTCTTTATTTTCCATTTACCACGCTTTCAAAATAATCATTGATTCGTTGAAACGGCCGTTAGGCGTAGTTGCAACTGCCTTGATTTCAGTAAAGAACTTACGAGCCGCAGGCTTACTTCCCAATAACTCTTTAATCTGTTCTGCAGGTTTTCGCAGTGTCTTAACCTCACTCTTTGCTGTATCAAAGCCCAATAATGTATTACCTTTCACTGTAAATGCCTTTGAGTATTCGTCAGCAATATAGTGATGTATCTTGCGCTTTGCGGTATCATATACCCACGCTTCACCTGATCCGTGTAATTTTACAGGGCTGATAGACACCAAGTCAAGTTTTGCAACAACATCTTTGAATGTTTTAAGATACTTCAATTTAGCTACAATCTTTTCAACGGGAACTGCCTTGCGTTGACGAGGGGTCTTGCTTGCTTTCTTAACGCTAATATATGCGTTCAAGTCTGTGAGAACTTGGTCTATAAATTTGACAATGTTTCGTACTTGAATTTTACTCAAGTAACCGTATCCTTCTACTAATTGCTTGTCGGTACCTTCTTGTAGATCAGAAAATTCTTGTTGTTTCTTTTTCCAAACTTCTGTAACCAAGCTAATATGTTGAGGCATGACGTTGAACTTTGCAACAACATCCATTGTTTTAGTCTTAGTTTTACCTTCTGCAAGGAATTCATCAAACACACCTTCAAGCTCCCCTGCGGCGTCTTTTGCTTTCTCACGCAAGATATCTTGTATGTTTGGACGTGCAATTTCAATCAATTCAACCTTCTTTGAACCGGCAGTAGCACTTGCTTCCTTAAATTCAGGGGCAGTAACTGTTTTTAGCAACCTAGAAATTTCGTTCTCAAGTTTAGCTTCCTCATGCTCAGTAGTCTCAAGACCGCGTAATTTCATACGTGCAAGCCAGCAGTAAGTATTGACAAACTCATTGTCTGCTACCCTGCGCATTACCTTAGCTTCCTGTGTTCGTTTTGTAAAGTCTAGGAACTGACACATCAGTTCTTTAGCATCTTTTTTGCCGTAGAACCAGTTGTACCAAGTAAATCCATTTGCCAATGACGATGTACGCACTTCAGTTTTGGGTTGAATTACGTATAGGGGTTCCTCACCCATATACTTTGTATCTGGGTTTTTGGGATTCAGTACTTTAACTTGACTGTGATCCTCAATATTGCGTTTGCGTGTAACCATAGGGTACTCCTTTACATTGATTTAGCTAGTATAACATAACCCCTATTTATTGTCAACTTTTAGGGATGAATGCTTTAGCGATAAATAAGAGTAGAGTACACAAAAATATGCCTAGATTAAGTCTATATCACCCTACAAAATCGAATGATTATCGTTTTTTTGACAAAACCATTTCCCAAATGTTTACTGCCGGGGCGACTGACCTATATGTACATAAATATTTAGGTCCTACTAATCAAGGTGCAAGTATTGATTATACTCAACCCCAATATGATAAATTAAATCCCACCAATATTCAAGATTTATTATTTCTAGAAAATAGAGATAGAACATATGATCCAAATATTTATAGATTGCGAGGCCATTATAATGTACAGAATTTAGATTTTGATTTAAGCCAATTTGGTCTGTTCTTAAATAACGACATTATATTCATTACTGTTCATTATAATGACATGATTGACTTAGTGGGTAGGAAGTTAATGGTAGGTGATGTTATTGAATTACCTCATTTACTAGATTACAATCCATTAAAAGAAACTATTCCAGTAGCATTAAAGAGATTCTATCAAATTACTGACGGTAACTTTGCTAGTGAGGGTTTTAGTCCAACTTGGTACCCGCATTTATGGCGTATCAAATGTGAACCGTTAGTTGACAGTCAAGAATTCAGTCAGATTTTATCAGCACCCATCGATCAAGATAACTATCTTGGTATTTGGGATGTTACAAAAACATATCCGGCGGGATATGTTGTTACCTTTGGTGACAAAAATTATACAACTATCGCAGAAGTTCCTCCCGGAGTTATGCCACCTGACGCAACTTATTGGAAGTTAACTGAAGAACAAAATCTTAAAGATATACTTGGCACTTATAATAAAAACATTCAAGTTAATAATGCTATATTAGAAGAAGCTAAGAGATTGTTGCCTAAATCAGGTTACGATAATTCAAACTTGTACATTGTACCTACATATGGTATAGAGTCTAAAAAGCTTAATCAACCGGCACCCCCTATCAATGTAATAACTAACTCTAGCGGAGCTCCTGTAATGACTACCGGTAGAGTTGTTATGGTTAGTTCATCCCAATTTAGAAATCCTAGTCCGGCAATTCGTATCCCTAAGGCAGCAGTAAAATCTATTTGGGATATGACTGCTGACATGGCATTTGATGCAATAGAAGCACGTAGTACATTGAACTTAGAAACAATTACTACTGCACCTATATTACTAGGTAGTGGATCTGGGCCAGTAGAAGGTGATACAGTGTTAACCGTTCAGTCAATGGGTGTCATCACTGGCCCATATGGTACTGCGGACAACACATATGCTACTGCTGATGCAAACCCAGAACTACCTGGATTCACTGGAACAATAACCCCTCAAATGGATTGGCGCGCTGACTGTGATCCTAGATTCCAGTTCATTGCCCGTAGTAGTCCAAGAAGCTTTGGTTATACAACAGGTTACTTAGATGGTACAGGGGCTGCACCCAATGGATTCCCTACCGGAGCAGGCATTGCTTTCCCGCAAAATCCTACATTGGGTGAGTACTTTTTACGAATAGATTATTTCCCACAAATATTATATCGTTGGGATGGTAGTCTTTGGATTAGAATCTCCACTAATGTGAGAACTGACACTGGATTGGGTATAGACGATAAATCGCAGTTGTCAGGATTTATAAATAACACTGCACAGACAAGATTGACAGATGGAACATTAGTTCCACAGCGTCAAGCATTGTCAACAGTATTGACAATTGCACCTGATCCAATTCCACCGGTAATTTAACACATGGCACAATTTTTCTATGACAATCAGGTACGCAGGTTCCTAATACAATTTGCAAAAATCTTTAGTAACTGGCAAGTTACTAAAGGTAAAGACCCTGCAGGTAATGACATCATTGTTAGAGTACCTATCATGTACGGTGATAGTAGTCGTCAGGCTAGCACTATTATTGCTAACAATAGTGCAAGTAATTTACCAAGCGCACCATTGATTACTTTTTACATTAGTGGATTAGAATACGATCAAAAAAGAACACAAGATCCTACATTCACTGACAAGGTTAATGTTCGTCAACGAGCGTATAACCCAGATACACAGCAATATGAACAAGTGCAGGGGCAGGCGTTTACTATTGAACGATTAATGCCTGTACCATACACATTGCGCATCTCGGTAGATTTTTGGACTACAAATTATAATCAAAAATTAGAGTTAATTGAACAATTAGGTACATTATTTAACCCGTCAATGGAAATTCAAAGCACTGATAACTTCATCGATTGGACAAGTTTGAGTGTTGTATATCAAGATGGGTTAACATTCAGTAGTAGAACTATACCTCAAGGTACAGGTAATCCAATCGATGTGATGACATGGAAATTCTATATGCCTATCTGGATCAGTACTGCCGCTAAGATGAAAAAGATGGGAGTTATTAACAAAATCATTGCAAGTATCTTCAAAGGTAATGCATTGACTGATGTACAAGATGACCATCTATTGCTAGGCACTAGACAAAAAATCACACCATATGGATACAAACTATTATTGATTGGTAATAAATTACAAATATTACCTGCAGACGCTGCATTTGATCCTAGTAATCAAGATTTAGATTTACCGCAACCGCCTAATACGTCAGTGTATTGGTCTAGTGTGTTAAATGTCTATGGTACGTATAAGCCAGGAATAAGTCAGATATGGTTGCAAAATCCATACATGGATACTGAGATCGTAGGGACCATCGTTCTTGACCCAGTAGATGATAGATTATTGATATATGATATTGATCCTGCTACTTTACCTCAAAATACATTAGCACCGGTTGATAGTGTAGTTAACCCACAACTAAGTGGTCCCGGAGTTGGATTACCCCCAGCTGTTAACGGTACTAGATATTTGATAGTTGAAGACATTGGATATCAAGGTGATAGTACTCAATCATGGGGTAACTTAGTCGCACAAGCAAATGATATTATTCAGTACGATAGTGTTAGTGGCGTGTGGTTCGTATCTTTTGATAGCGCAAATTTAACTCCAATTCAGTATGTTACTAACTTAACTACTCAAATTCAATATCGTTACACTGACGGTTCTTGGATGAAATCTTGGGAAGGTTGGTATGGTCAGGGTGATTATAGTATTGTCATTTAACAAATAACATGATATAATGCATTGTGAACAAAAATAATTCAGGTGGCGTGTTCTTTTATGCCATTAACACTTCTCGATATCTATATTTGCTACGCACTGATTCTAAGAATCCGGGCAACTGGGGTATTCCAGGGGGAAAAATAGAAGACGGAGAGACACTATTAGAAGGTATTGCTAGAGAGTGTGAAGAAGAAATTGGCTACTTCCCGCATGACGCAAAACTCATACCAATACAAAAGTTTGTCAATCATTCATTTACTTATAATACATTTTTTTGTGAGATTGAAGAAGAATTTATTCCATTATTAAATGAAGAACACTGTGGATACGCTTGGGTAGGAGATAATCAGTATCCTAAACCATTGCATCCAGGATTGTTTAGTACAGTGAACTTTGATGTTGTGATAGATAAACTAGAAGCACTTACAAAAAAAGCGACCTAAGTCGCTTTTTTTTTATTTGAGTAGATGACCTACTGTTTGAAAACCCATAGATCCTATTACAACACCTGCTCCCATCAGCATCCATCGCCACTTTTCTAAAGCATTGATTTTTTCTGACATGGACTTGTGTGCTGCTGCACTTGCTTCTTTCATTTCTTTAAGAAGCAAGTTAGTGGTATCTGAATTTTCTTTCATAGACACACTGACTTCTTTCAAGTCTTGCTTAATCTCGTTGATATCATTTTCAACGTTTTTAACTTGGACTTGAAGCACAGCAATCTCAGTTTCTGTCTGTTGAACGGTAACTGTACGTGCTGAAGACATGATTAAGCAGCGTTAATAGTTACGATTGGGTTAGGCTGTCCACCATAAGTGTTTGCAGCGTAAGCAGTACCAAATGTTGCAATAACATCAGGATTTGCACTTCCCAAGATAGCAGTACCTGTACCAGAACCAGTAGCTGTTGCAACGAATGAAACACCTGTCATGTTACTTGCTGCGCCACATGCTGTCCAATCTGTTGTACCTGTGCTGTAAATCGTATATACTGTACCAATTGACAATGAACCAGGAGCAACTGTTGCCGGGAATGTCTGTGATTGATAATCATTCAATGAAGAAATATAGTTTACACCAGATGCTGCATTAGTTGAAATGATAGACATTGTGTTTGGAGTCAATGCTGTATTAGCTACGTTAGCTGTATATGCCTGACCAAGAATACCAGTTGTTACACCTTGTACAAGATATTTTGTTTTACCTTTTTGACGAACAATGTATCCTGCTTCCGGTAATGCTTGAATGAATGTATCGCCTGCACCACTTACACCTGTGCTATTATTTGCTGCAACGGCAGACAATACTAGTTGTTGCTGAATAGCATTTGATGTTACACTTACGTTTGATGTAATTGCTTGAGGTGAACCACCTGGTGTTGCAGAAACAGTGAATGCTGTCGCATTGGCAATTGTTTTAACAAAGTAAGGTGTACTTGCTGTCAATCCACCAAATGCTGTATCAAAAGTTACTGCACCGCCCAATACAAGTGTCTGTGCATTTCCACTTGTGCGAATGACGTTACCTGTTGCAATTGAGTTAGCGACTGCTACGGTTACATTACCAACATTGTTGGCAACTGTACCGATTAATGTTACCGCGCCTGTTCCTATTACTGTATTGGCACCGTAACCTGTTGTTCCATACTGAGCAAAGATAATTGTACCATTAGCGATATTAGCAAAGTCAGTACCTAAACCAACTACCACATTACTACCTGTGCTTGATACTTGTGTACCTGTACCTTGAACACCAAACGCAACGTTACATAGAGTTTGATTACCATAAATACCTGTATTACCACCTACTACACCGTATGTAGTTGAGTTAGTAGCTGTATTTGAACCATCTGGATTACTAAATCCAGTGTCAACAGCTTGAACTGTTGCAATAACTGTTACAGGGCCTGCATCAGTTAAAGTAACCGGTGTCTGAGAAGTATTTGCACTTAATTGTGTAGCAGAAACAGTGAAGTTATTTGCATCAAGAATCTGCAAAATCCAATACTGAGTTCCAGCTGTCAAACCACCTGTAGTAGTAGACAACTGAATACGCATACCTGCGATTACATTTAGTGTGTTTACGTTTTGAGAAACAGTAACTGCGCCGGTTGCCGCTGTAGTTGCTGTGACTGTTAATAATGTCGCCTTAGCGATTTTTAGAGGACGTCCCATTTGATTTTCCTTTGTAAAATTAGTGAGTTCTAGTCACTACGCAGTGGGTACTGCATAAACTTTCCGAATGAAAGTGTATGATGTATTTATCAAAATACTGAATTATTGAGTGCCTGTATTAGCATGAGGCATACCAAGTTCAGTGATACTGAATTCGGCGCCTGCACCGCCACCAGTGGTCAGAAATGCTACTACATTACCTTGACCGCAATAAACACTATTAAAAACATCTGATGCTGTGTAAATTTCTGAGTTTTGCGTAGCAATTGCATAAGGAACTCCTGCATTATTATAAGTGTATGCAACATTTGATAGTGCTACACCTGCATTAGCAGTTAATGTTAAGCTAGTAGCGTTTGCAATACTTGATACAATTCCCACTGTTGTCCCGGTTGTGTTGCCAATCCAAGCACCAACTGATAATTGAGTGTTAAATGCTGTTCCCGATCCAGTGACTGTTGCACTGTTAGTTGCTGCTGTTGCTGTTCCAGTACCAGCTACTCTAGGGTAACCAGTGACCGCATGAAT